GAAACATACAAGTATATAATAGGACAAATAAATGCCTTAGAGGCAACTAAACAGGAAATCTCTAACCTGCTTAATGAGAAGGAGCAAAATGAAGGAACAGTCGTCGACATCAACACAAAAAATACAGTTACCAAATAAGGATTTAGTTGGTTTAAAAAGATCAGAAGAACAAAAAGAAGTCACAAAAGAAAAAACAAAATTACCCAAACCTACTGGTTGGAGAATGCTAGTTTTACCATTTAGAATGGATGAAAAAACTAAAGGCGGAATCTTACTAGGGGGTGAAACTATAGACCGACAACAGGTTGCATCGCAGTGCGGAAGTGTACTTGCAATGGGAGACGCTTGTTATAGGGATAAAGAGAGATATCCACATGGTCCATGGTGCGCGGTTGGTGATTGGGTGGTCTTTGCACGTTATGCAGGATCACGTATAGAAATTGAAGGTGGAGAGGTTCGTCTTTTAAATGAAGATGAAATTTTAGCAACTGTACAGGATCCAACAGATATCCTGCACAAATATTAACCATAGGAAGGAAACTATGCCAGAGGAAAATAAAATAAAACAAGAAAACCCAAAAGTAGATTTAGATACTTCAGGACCTGAAGTCGATGTAACTTTACCAGAGGAAGTAAAAGAAGAAGAAGTAGTAGAAACCAAGGAAGAAGAAACAGTAAAAGAAGTTAAAGAAGAAGAAGTAAAAGAAGAACCAGTTAAAGAAGATGATTCTAAGTTAGAGGAATACAGTAAAGGTGTTCAATCACGTATTGCTAAACTCACAAGAAAAATGAGAGAAGCAGAACGTAGAGAAGGCGCTGCTGTTGAATATGCTCAAGCTTTAGAATATCAAAGAAAACAAGATCAGTCTCAATTTAAAAAAATGGATACTGATTATTGGTCTAGATTTGAGAAAAATGTAAAAACAGGAATGGAGTCTGCTCAAAAAGAATTAGCAGGCGCTATTGAATCTGGAGATGCAGCAGCTCAAGTTGAAGCTAATAAACGGATTGCAACATTAGCCTTTGATAATGCTAAATTAGAGCAAGCCAAAGCAAATAAACCAGTTGAACAGGAACCTGTACAACTATCAGACGGTGGAAGATTACCACAGCAAACTCCGCAAAGTTTACCGGAGCCTGATCCTCAAGCAGAAGCTTGGGCTAGTAAAAACACATGGTTTGGCAAAGATCGAGCCATGACCTTTACTGCCTTTGAAATTCACAAGGATCTTGTAAATGAGGGATTTGACCCTAAATCGGATAACTATTATTCTGAAGTTAATAAAAGAATAAAAGTTGACTTCCCGCATAAATTTGCTATAGGTGGTGATGTAGAGCAAACGTCCAAGACCAATCAGTTGGTTGCTTCAGCTCAGAGAAGTGTAAGACCTGGACGCACAACTGTGAGACTCACATCTTCACAGGTAGCAATAGCTAAAAAATTAGGTGTGCCACTCGAAGAGTATGCAAAACAAATAAAACTCACGGAAGGAGCATAAGCATATGAAAAAAGAAACAAAAGAAACTTCTCGTGCGAGCCAAACACGGTCAAATACTGAAAGACCAAAAGTGTGGGCTCCTCCATCTTCTCTAGATGCACCCCCTGCACCTGATGGATTCAGGCACAGATGGATACGGGCAGAGAGTTTAGGATTTCAAGATTCTAAAAATATCTCTGGAAGATTAAGATCCGGTTATGAATTGGTGAGAGCCGATGAATATAAAGATCAAGATTATCCTGTAGTCACTGAAGGAAAATACAAGGGGATTATCGGGGTTGGTGGCCTTGTACTCGCAAGGGTACCCGAAGAAATTGCGAAGTCTCGGACTGAATATTTTGCTAAACAAGCAGAAGGTCAGAACGAAGCGGTTGAAAACGATTTAATGAGGGAAGAGCATAAGAGTATGCCTATCAATGTTGACAGGCAGTCTCGCGTAACCTTCGGTGGTACAAAGAAAAGTTAATTTTTTAACTATTCCTACTCATCGATTTAAATTAACCCGTTTACATTTATGTAAACACTAAGGAGTAAAACATGGCTAATAGAAACTCAGCCGGTTTTGGGTTTAGACCAAGTGGAACGTTAGGTAATACACCTGCGACTCAAGGTCTATCTCAGTACTGGATTGATTCTGCAGCAACAGTTGATCTTTTTAACGGCATGGCGATGAAATCGACAGGCGGTTATATGATTACTGGTGAAAGCGCAACTACCGTTACGACGATGGGTGTTCTCTACGGAATCTATTATACAGCAGCTTCTACTAATAAACCCACTTGGGCGCATTGGTACGATGCAACAATTACTCCAGCAAACAGTGAAGACACACAAGCGTTTGTTAATGATTATCCTTTCCAAAAATACACAATAGCCTCAGATGACGCGGTAGCGTCAGACGTTCCTGCGGCTCACGTGAAGTTTATGGAAACTTTCTCCGTGTATGCAAATACAGGCGGAAGTACTACAACAGGTAAATCAACAGCAACACTTGACATCGCGGCAACGAATGCAACAACACACTCTTGGAGATTATTAAGAAGTGCTGAGGAAGTTGAAAACAACGACCTTACAGCAGCTTTTTGTTCAGTAGAAGTTGTTCAGAACTTGTCCGAATTTGTCGGATCTGGAACATAGGAGCATATAATGGCAATATCAAGAGCACAACTCGTTAAAGAGTTAGAGCCAGGCCTGAATGCACTATTCGGTCTGGAGTACAAACAGTATGAAAATCAGCACGCTGAAATTTATACAACAGAATCATCTGACAGAGCTTTCGAAGAGGAAGTAATGTTAAGTGGTTTTGCAAACGCAAACGTTAAAGTGGAAGGATCTGGTATTTCTTACGATGAAGCACAAGAAACTTACACTGCACGTTACACACACGACACAATTGCTTTAGCTTTTTCAATCACTGAAGAAGCGATTGAAGATAATTTGTATGACAGACTCGCGTCTAGATATACAAAAGCTTTAGCAAGATCTATGTCCAATGCGAAACAAGTAAAAGCAGTAACACCTTTGATTCAAGGTCTTCCTTCAACGGATAATTTTGATTCTGGTGATGCTGTATCTTTGTTCTCAACTAATCACTCAACGGTTAGTGGAACAGCAGTTAAAAATACTTTAACAACGCAAGCAGACTTAAACGAAACATCATTAGAGCAAGCATTGATTGACATTGCTGGCATGACGGATGAACGTGGAATAAGAGTCGCAGCAAGAGGAATGAAAATGGTTATTCCTTCAGCTAATCAGTTCAATGCTGAGAGATTGATGAAATCTCCAGGCAGAACTGGAACAGCAGATAATGATATCAACGCTGTAGCATCAATGGGAATGGTTCCTCAAGGTTATAGAGTGAACAATTTCTTAACTGATACAGATAGTTGGTACATCATTACTGATGTCCCTAACGGTATGAAAATGTTCCAAAGAGCAGCTTTAAAAACTGCTATGGAAGGTGATTTTGATACTGGCAACGTTAGATACAAAGCTAGAGAAAGATACTCGTTTGGAGTATCCGACTATAGAGGTATCTTCGGTGTAGAGGGTGCGTAATCCAAAATAAATTTGTGGCGGAACATAGTTCCGCCACATTTTGCAAATAAGGTAAGAAATGCTTAAAAAATTCCTAGTACAGATATGGGCTTACGATTATCACGCTAAATTTGAAGTTTTAGCGGAGGATAATCCTAAATCTATTGAACAATCTATCCTTGACAAATTAGGAGAAAAGAGTATAAAGTGGGAATCAACGGGAATGTTTAGAGACACTCCCCGTAGAATAACCTATGAGGAGGTTAGTAATGACCGAAGACCTATACAAACAAAAGAGGTCCTTGGAGTTAGGGTGGCAGTATGAGTATAATCAACACGGAAAATATACTCTTAATATGGTCGAAATTGATGAGAAAGTTAAAAGTATCATCACTCAGATCAAAGCTGAAGAGTTCAAAATTGCTGATAGAGAAAACAAAATCAGTGATTCAGCTGCCCAAGTTTCTGTGGCAACTTAGATAAACGCCACATCGCTGAAAACGTACTTTTATGCAGGGATCTCTTGCACTCAATCAAAAAATAACATATAATTTAATCACTATACAATTAATAATAGAATACTGACGCGTATAGTCGACGGCCTAGAGACAGTATTCACATAATCTAGGAGGATTATAAAATGGCAACAACAACGTTTAATGGAACGGTACGTTCCGATGGCGATATAAAAGCAACAACTAAGAACACTACTACAGGAGCATTTGTAGATTACGCTGTTATAAAAGCAGCGGGTGGTATGGAAGTAGAAAAAGTTGCTAGCACTGGAAACAACATTGTAGCAGCAGGTACTTCAACAGGTACTAACAATGGAAGTTTAGGTACAGCAGCTACTATTTTCAAAGTTACACCTAATGCGCATGGATCAGGAATTGCTGATACTGCAATTAACACTTTTGTTAATAAAGTTGGTGGTATAATTACTACTACTATTCTAATCGATCTACATGGTGGATTAGCTTCTGGTGGTGGTGCAAATGATATTATTGGTACTGATGGTGGAACAGCTAACGCTTACATCGCAGAACTAACAACTGGAGTTAATGGTATTCCATTTGAAATAGAATTTGCATGCTTAGAAGTACCAACAGGTGGAGATCCAGATATTAATTTAGATTGTTCAGCTACAGCTACTGATGCAGAAAATGCAGCAGTAACAAGTGGAACAAATTTATTTAATAATGGTGATTTAACTTTAGGTTTTTATGCTTCTGCTGATGGTGGATCAACACTTGCAGCATTAACTAAAAAATATCTTTACTTAACTTGTGGAGCAGCTACTGATGCAGCTTACACAGCAGGTAAATTAGTTATTAAAATCACTGGCGCAGCTTTTGATTACAATAACGGTTAATAAATAAAATATGATGGGGCTTCGGCCCCATCTAGTAATCTTGATTAAGGAGGGATTATGGCAGATACAGTAACAGGACCAACTATCATGCAACAAAATGATGCAAGGGTAGTTATCAAGTATGTAAATCAATCAGACGGAAATGGTGGAACAACAGTTTTTGGCGATGTTTCAGCAATGGAAAAAAATGAGAATGGGGCATCTTGTCTACACTTAGTATTACAAAGAGTTTGGTTTTCATCTCAAGGTGGAGATGGTGGAGATTCTTATGTTCGTATGGATGAAGAAGATAACAATGGTGACATTCCAGTTTTAGGTTTAACGGGAACAGGCTATTGGGATTTTAGAGAATTCGGTGGATTAAAAACTGACAAATCAGCCAACAGTAACCAGAGTGATGTTAATCTTGTAGTTGCAGGTGCCGCAGATGCTGGAAACATGTATACGGTAATAGCAGAATTTAAGAAGCTATATTAGGAGGTAGCGCATGGCGAATACTACTTCTGGAACAGTTACTTTTGACAAAACATTTGCTGTTGATGAGATTATCAACGAAGCTTATGAGAGAATTGGTTCTCAAGTATCTTCCGGTTATCAATTAAAAACAGCAAGACGATCTTTAAATATTCTTTTTCAAGAATGGGGCAATAGAGGTTTGCACTACTGGGAAGTAGGCGATACTAATATTGATCTAGTTGAAGGTCAGGCAGAATATACTTTTTATAGAGCATCGGGCGATGGAACAAGTTCTACTACAGCAGGCGGAACAACTGGAACTTCTACTTATGGCTTGGATGATGTTTTAGAAGCTACACTTAGGTCCGATAAAACAGATACAGATCAATCTGATTCTTCTCTTACAAAAATAGCTAGATCTGCTTATTCAGCATTATCAAGTAAACTTTCTAAAGGAACTCCAGCACAATATTTCGTTCAAAGATTCGTGGACAAAAC